GAGCTTGGGCAGCTTGAGGCCGACCGAGCGCAGCGCCTGCTTGTGGTCGAGCAGCATGGCGCGGACTACCAGGCGGGAGTGCTCCGCGATGTAGCCGCATGGCCACAGCTCGAAGCCCTGGGCCAGGAACCCAGCGGCATCAGCCGCCCCCGGGTGGATGGCGTCGTCCAGGTTGGCGGTTGGGCCTTGGGCGCCGCGCCATACCAGGTCGTTTCCGTCCCACTCGCGTGCGTACGCCACATACATGCGGCCGTCCTCGTTGCGGTAGGCCTCGGCTTCTGACCTGGTGAGGTACTGGCAGTCGACCCCGACCTCTGCCCGGGCGCGGACATAGTCCACGGGCCAGGGCAGATCGCTGTCGCGGTTTTCGTACTGCTTTACGGCGCGTTCGCGGGCGAACGTCTCGGCGTCGTCGAGGTTCGTGGTGTAGCCGCCGCCGGCACGCCAGAACGTTGCTCGGCTCCCGACGTTGCTGCGGCTGTCCTGCAGGTAGAAAAGGTCGCTCATGGACGTTTCCCCCTTGAGTCTGCTTCCTTGGGAGCGGAGAAGGAGGAGGCCGGCTGCGAAGCAGCTTGCGCGCCGCTCTTCAACATGAAGAACACAGCCAGGACCGCCAGAATTGCCAGCGAGAAGTTCAGCAAGCTGCGCGGGTTGTCCAGCATTTTCAATAATTCGTGCATGCCGTTCACCTCAGCGACTTTCAGCGGGTTGTGAAACGCTCAGCGCCACCGCAACCGGGCGCACCCAGATAGGCGTATTGCTGAGCATGAACGTCTCGCCCTGCTCGGCCAGCAGCAGGGTGGTGCCCATCACGCCGGCGATGGCCTCGGCCGCGGCCGGTGGTACGGCGTTGCCGATGCGCTCGCGCCAGTCGCTGTCGCTCAGGCCGTCGAGGATCAACTGTTCCTCCGGGTCCACCAGGCTCTGCAGCGCGGCCAGCTCCAAGGTGGTGAAGGGCCGGTGCCAGGTGCCGTCCAGCGACTGGATGATGCAGGTGAGCCGGTCGTTCGCCGCCGGCATGCGCGGGTCGGCGACGCTCCACCGGCCATTGTCGTGCCGCGCGCTGGCGGATACTGCGCCGGCGGACTGGTCGAACCCGACGACACCGTAGTGCCCGCCGGTCAGGTAGGCGTCGCCCTTGGTGCGATCGAGCACGCGCGGATCAGCGATCGACAGAGCGCCGCTGGCCACCTGCTGGGAGCCGGTGACCGTGCCGGTAGCGCTTCCCCACTCGCCGACGTGCAATTTGCGGCTGCTCGCCCCAGGGTGCCAGTTGTGGTACCTGGGATCGGCAACAGCCTGGCCGCCGGAGCTCGGCGAGTGCCCGCCAGTGATGGTTCCGGCGTGGCTGCCCATGCTGACGACGCGGAACACGTTGTTGTGCCGGACGCCGCCCGGGCGCGGGTCAGCCACGGCGAAAGCTCCCTGGCCGGTGGTGCTAGCGGCGATCACGGTGCCGGACGGACCGTCCCAGTCGGTGACCGGGTACTTGCCGAAACTTTGGCCGCGGGGATCGGCGACGGAGTACGTGCCCTGGCCGGGCGACTTGACGCCGATGATAGCGCCCGAGGTGTCGGTCCAGCGGCGCACGCCGTACTGCTGGTACTGCAGGGCGTTTGCCGGCGCGCGAGGATCCGCGACTGAGAACCGCCCGTTCATCGGGCGGCTCGCGCCGGCGACAACGCCACACGAATCTCCCCAGTGATTCACGCCCAGGACGCCCCGGTGGTACTCCGGCACGATGATCAGATCGCGCAGGTAGCCGTCCTCGACGGCCAGGTCATTCAGGCTGCGCCAGTCGCTGCCGGCGCGCACCAGGGCGAGGCGCACCCAGGTCTTCCACTGCAGGGACGGTACGCGGTGCATTGGGCCGGCGGCCTCGATGTCGCCGGGAAGCGGCATGCGGCCGAGGATGTCGCCGACGGCGCGGAGCGACTTCTTCTCTGGTTCGTACAGGAAGGGCGGCACTTTCTCGACGTGGCGGGCGACAAGCAGGAAGCGCTTCCGGGACTGCGCCAGGCCGCCGAGTTCGCCGCAGTCGTGAGTGGTTTCCGCCACGGCGTAGCCGAAGCCGCCGAGTAGGCTGTTGATCTGGTCAAGCAGGTGCCGGCCGCGGCTCGCCAGGCGCGGGACGTTCTCGAAGACGATGGAGCAATGCGCTGTCCAGAACTGCGTATTGAGCGCCTCGAGGTAGTCGGCAATGGCGACCGCATGATGCGCTACGGCCTGGATAGTGAGTTTGTCGACAACCTCCTCACGCATTGCTTGTGTGACAGGGAAGTGCTTTTTCATGGTGTCTCTCCTTCATGGAAATGGCGCCGGGGGAGTTGCCGCTCACCCGGCACAGGCTCTTGTGTCAACCGAGGCGGTACTTCTTCTCGCCGTCGATCACGTAGAAGTTCACGTCGCTGAGGCGATACACGCCACCGGGCCCCCCGTGCACGACGTAGTCGTCGTAGGGCGCACGGCCGACGCGCACAGCGAACAACTTGTCGGTCTGGTGGGCATGAGGGCTGGATTTCTTCAGCCGTGCATAGAGTTGTTGGCCGACGGGACGGCAGCCCGCCGAACCGTGTGCCGCCTCGAAGCCAAGCCAGGCATTACGGGTTTCCAGCGACAGGAAGCTGTTGCCGTCGTCGCACATAGCCAGGTCATAGCCGCGAGGTTTTGCCCACGCGGCGAAGGCGATCTCCAAGCGCTTCAGTAGCAATTGCTCGGGCGTAACGAATTGGGCCTGCATGGTGTCTCTCCTATCGGGTTGTGGTGCCGGCGTTGCCGCGCCGGCTTGGTGATTCAGAACGGAAGCTGGACGCGACGCCATGCCATGTCCCAAACCTCGCAGTGAGCATTGGTATGGGCCTGATCGGGTAGGTCGTAGAGGCTGTTCAGAGCGTCCAGAAGGGCGAGAATCTGTGCGTGGTTCAAAGCTGTCCGCGCATCCAAGGAGTCGCCCATGTCGTCATGCAGGGCGCTGATGTAGTGCCCGGTCTTGCCCAGGCTGTAGGCCACCAGGTCTTGCCGATGGTGTGGGACTGCAAATTGGTTCTCGCAATACGTGCCCAAGGCCTGCAGCGCTGTGCTGCGCTGAGTGTTCACGCCTAGCTGTTCCAGCTTCAGGTTGACCACGCGAGAGGCGAATGCTGGGGAACCATCAGCCCTGCCGACAATGGCTATCGCGCTTTCATAGGTACTACTGACGGAAACCCCGTCGTGCACACTGAAAGAGCAGTTGTTGAAGAGTGGTTTGAGCATGTCCCAATCGAAGTGGGCGGCGGGCTCAAGGACGACTGGCAGGTTGTCCGGATTGAACAAGCGAACCATCAGGGCGGTCTTGGTGTGGGTTTCCGGCGTGACGTTCTGAGCATTTGGCTGACCGGTGAGTCGCCAGAGGGTAGCGATCAAGCTGTGCTGTCCAACTTCCGTGTCTCCGTCAACGAGCAGGAAAGGGTAAGAGCCCTGCAGGTCACGGATGCGCTTGGCGTGCATCGCGCCGAGCCACCAGGCCAGGGCTACCAGCCCCTTCGGGCCGAAACAGGTGTGGAATAGGTCGATCCATTCCGGGGTTTGCTTGTGCATGGTGTCTCTCCTTTGGGGTTGCAGTTCCGGCGTTGCCGCGCCGGTCAGGCTTGGAAAATCCAGCACTTGACGGTGCTGGGGCGGTTGGTGAAAGGGTTCTGGCGGGCGTGTGCCGCGCGCACTGCGCTGTCGACGGCCTTGTATTCGATGAATTTGTGCCGGCGGGACTCTTTCAGCAGGTCGCGCAGGGTTGCCGCGTCGGCCACCTTCTGGCGGTGGTCGGCGGCCAGCTTCACGAACTCATTGAGGTTGATGGCGATGGTTCCGGGGTTCTTGCTGTGGTTGAGCACCGGCTCTTCGCTGAGGTTTTCGAGGTAGTCGTAGACCTCCCAGAACTCGGCCACCTCGGGCGCGTCGGCGTTGACGGCGTCCTGGCGCTCCAGGGCCATCGTCATCAGGGTCTGCTGAGCGCAGGCGAGCTGGTGCTCGGACAGCGGCACCACCAGGCGCAATGCGTCGACCAGGGCCATCATCTGCGCGTGGTTGAGTATCAGCCGCTCGATACGAATCTGTTTCAGAGCGCGCAGCGTCGCGCTGTGAACCTTCAGCCGCTCGCGGAAGCACTCCAGCACGCGGGCCTCGGCGCGGATGGCCATCAGCAGGAAGTGGCTGACCTCGAGCACGCCCAGGTGGTTGAGGTTGTCGGCCGCGGCCTGGCTCTCGCGGGTGATTTCCGGGCGAATGAAGTGCAGCTTCACGATACGGGTCATGATCGCTTCGGAGGCCTGCACCGTGGCGTTCTGGCTCATCACCAGGGTGCCGCGGAAGGGTGGCTCGTAGGTCTCGTTGCCGGCGGTCTTCTGGCCAGTCACGCCCAACGCGCGGCCGTTGAACAGCGGCTTGAACTCGTCCCAGTCGAAGGACTTGGCGGCGCCGCCGGCGCGGCTGTTGTCGCTGCGGTCGGCCTCGAGCATGACCATTGGCATGTTCGACAGCTGGGTCAGCCAGCGGCGCAGGCCCGCCTTGGTCATCTTCGACGGGTCCTGGCCTTCCTCGTCCGCCCGGCCGAGCAGCTTCCACAGGAAGGTGATCAGCGTGGACTTGCCGGCACCGGCCTCGCCGGTGGCCTCGAGGAACGGAAAGGACTGGAACTCGGCGCGGATCTGCTCCGCGAACAGCGAGCCGAACCAGAATGCCAGCGCCACCAGGCCCTTGGCGCCGAAGCAGGTCCACAGCCAGTCCAGCCACTCCGGGCGGTAGTCCTTGGCGTCGGTGGCGATCTGCAGCTTGATCGAGCGCTGCAGGGTCTTCAGGCGCAGTTTCTGGAACTCGAAGAAGTCTTCGGCGTTGGCCTTTTCGATCACGCCACCGCGCACCGCCACGTCGCCCAGGACGTAGCAGGCATGCTCCCGGCTGTAGCCCAGGTAATCGATGGTGGCCACCGTCTTCAGGCCGGTGAGTTGCAGCTTCATGATCTGGTCGAGCTGCGCGCCGCTGCCGGTGAATATCGCCCCGGCCGCCACGCCGAGCAGGCGCTTCTTGAACTCGCTGGCCGCCGCGACCTGGGCGCTGGTGAAGGTGTTCTTCACGCTCTCGTCGTCGGGGCGATCGATGCGGAAGTAGTACCAGCTCTCGTCTGTGACCTCGTTGCGCTGGAAGTACAGGGCCTGGGGGAAGCAGTTGGCGATTTCCACGACGCCGCCGGCTTGCTGCAGGGCCTTGTCGCGCATCTGTTTCTGGTTCAGCAATTGGTCGTCGTGGTTGTCGCTGTCCTCCAGGCTCTGCATGGCCTTGTTGAACTTCTCGATATCCAGCTTGAACCAGTAGAGGCGGTTGGCGAAGCGGAAGTGGAATTCACCGCGCTTGCCCCAGTCGTACATCAGCAGGGCCTTCTCGGCGGCACTCTCGGCGATCAGCAGCGCGCCCTCATGACGCGCGGTCTTGAGGTCTTTCTCGATCTGCGCGACGCGCTCGGCTGCGTCATCGATGAACATCCAGCGCTGGTGCAGGTCGTTCCAGTCGAATTTGCGGTTGTTGCGCTGCGGTAGTTGGGCCGCTTCGCAGACGTAGCCCAGGGCACGCGCCTCGGTCACCCACCGCCGGGTGTACCTGTGGGCGCCGGGTTCGTTGTCCAGCGCCCAGATCAGCTTCGGCAGTTTGCCGCCACGGGCTGTCGCGAGTTCGCGCAAGGACTGCTCGGGGAAGGCGTTGGAACTCATGGCCGACACGGCGTCAATGCCGTGGTGCAGCAGCGCGATGGCGTCGAAGACGCCTTCGACGATCCACAGCTCCTTCACCTCCTGCAGGTCGACGCTGGGTGGGCACCACCAGACGCCGCGCGGGCTGTCGCCCGGCTTGAAGCGCGCCTTCTTCTTGCCGAAGCGGCTCGGGCGATCGATCAGGCGTTCCCAGTAGCCGCCTTTCTTCAGCGGGAAGCGTACTGTCGCGCTACCGATCTCAAGGTCGCGGTCCCAGTAGTTTTCCTGGCTGTACCAGCCATCGATCAGCGTCAGGTCGAAGCCGCGGGCATGGGCCAGGTACGCCCGGGCCGAGGCGGCGGGGTCCTTGTCGGTGGCCGGCGCTCGCTTGCTCCAGTCGTCGAAGAGCTCCGGGTAGATTTCCTTGATGTGCCAGGTGTCGCCGCACTTGCCGCGCCCGCAGCGGATGAACCAGGGGCTGTCGACCAGGGTGTAGAGCTCCTTTTTGCCGCACGTCGGGCACTCGCCCTTGCGCATGTATTTCGTGCCCTTGATCGGTGTCAGTCCGTACTGATCCTGTAGGCGGCGCAGCACGTCGGCCTTGAGCTCGCGGTCCATTTCCTTCATGCGCGCCCCCGAATCTGCTTGCGCAGTTCGCGGATCGTCCGGCAGATGCCAGCAATGTGTGGGCGGTCCTCGAGGATGCGCTTGCCGCGCAGCCCCTGCGGCGTATAGCGGTAGCGATCGTCGTACCAGCACTCGGCCATGGCGGCTTCGTACTGGCTGACCAGCCAGAGCAGGTACTTCTCAGCCTGGTTCTGGTCGACTTCGACGGTGATTGAAATGTGGCCGCTCATGGCGGGATACCTCGAATTCTGGGCGTAACTTCCCCAAACCCACGTCAGTGGGTAGGGCGTGTTTCAGGGATTACTGGGTGTGCTGGGGGCGCTGTTTGAGCAGGTGCGCGGGTAGATAGCGGGCCGGGATCGGGAAGCGGCAGTGATTGCGGGTGTCGATCAGGTAGACCACCTCGTCGTCTCCCTGGCCCCAGTCGATGCCCAGCCAGATCGGCTCTGGCCCCGCGAAGACTTCATCCCACGCGCGCTGGGCGAGTTGTTCGGCCATGAATTGGGGGACCTCGAGGCCTTTGGCCAGATGGTTGACACAGGCATCGAACAACCGGTCGGAGCCGGAGGAAAGATACTGGTTGGCGTTGGCCTGCAGGTACGCTGCGGCGGCTTTCTGCATGGTGCTGCGGTAGTCGTTGGTGCTGTTCATTGCATGCACTCCACATGATCCAGCAGGTCCAGTTGGTTGGTTGCGGCCGCGAGGTCGCGGCGTGCCAGTTGACGGGTTTTCGAAGGTGCCATGGGGAGCACCAGCAGTGGCCGCTCGAGGCCCGAGGGGCTGAGCTGGTAGTCCCAGCTCAGGGAGCCGGTGAAGGTGGCGCCGCAGAGCGCGTTTGTGCATTGCGCGTACATCGACCGGAAGCACGGGGTTTGGCCCTCGGAGGAGCGAATCCGCATCCGGCTGTGGCAGCAGGGGCAGACGAGCTTGTAGACGCTCACGCCTTGACCCTCCGGTGCAGGGTGATCACTGCGCCGACCTCGGCGTGCCGTGCGGCCAGGTGTTGGCGGTGGGCGACGATGATTTCGGCGAGTTCAGCCTCGTCGATCTCTCCATCGCGCAGCGCCTCGGCGATGATGCGGTCGACCTCGCCGCGCTTGATGGCGGTGGCGACGCCACGGGCGTACAGGTCGAGGTTGTCCAGCTGAGCCGGATCGGGCATCTGCACGAACATGCCGCCGTACAGGTGGGCGACGTATTCGGGGAAGTGGCTGGTGCCGGTTTCCTGCTCGAGCAAGCGCAACTGGTCGTCGCTGAGCGGCTTGCTGCCGGCGTTCTCGTAGGCGTGGTTGTCGAACTTCTTCAGATCGAGGCCCAGGCGGGCAGCGGCGCATTCACGACCGCCGGGATAGGCGCCGATGATCGCGCTGACCACCTGGCGCCGCGTTTCTAGGAGCGGGCGTTTCATCTTCTGGTGTCTCTCAAAGCTGGTGGCCATTACTGTGCGATCACTCCGTCCTTGATCCCGAGCAACACGGCTGCGCGGTGGGCTTCGCCGCGCAGGCACTTCTTTTGCCCGTTGAGAACGGCGTAGACGGTGCTTTCTCCTAGGCCATTTCTTTCGGCCCATTCCCGGACTGAAAGGCCCAGTCGAGATATGTGTTTGCGGGCTGCCTCGCGGGCTTGCTCCGTCGGGTAGGCGTTCGGCATAGTGCAGATTCGTGCAATTTCGTGTGATGACAATCGAAGAATGATGCACGTTTCTGCATTAGTCAATAGCGGAGATGAATTATTTTGCATCCTTCACGAGAAGAGATTGGCGCTCGGCTGCAGGCTGAGCGCAAGCGTATTGGGCTGAACCAAGATGAGTTTGCCCAGCGCGTCGGAGTGGCCAAGCGGACTATTGCCGGTTACGAAGGTGGCGGCGGGGATATTGGGGCTTCAGTTCTAGCTGTGGCTGCTGAGCTTGGCGTCGATGTTCTGTACGTTATTACGGGACGGAGGAAGCCCGCCGATCTTGATGCTTTCGGCCAGGCGGAGCTTGATGTACTGGGTTACATGCTGGCTATGGATGCCGAGGACAAAGCGGCTTATATACGGATGGGAAAAGGCTTCTTAGAGGCAGCAGAGGCGCGTCGTACAAGCAAATAGGACACCTCGCCAGCAGGGGGAAAAAATCCCGGGCGACCTACCGTGGATTTCTGCTTCTGGCACGCGGCTCTATGTGAAGAATGGGGTACTCCCGGGCTGCTATCACGGTGACATCGTGTCGCCGGGTGGCCTGTCAAAGGAGTAGACCAATGGATAAGCCCATCGACCCCATCGTGCTCACCGCTCTTCTGATCTGCCTGAGTCAGATGAGCGAGCAGGACCAGTTGGACTTGCTGCGGTTGGCATGCGCTTACCGGGATCGTTGACTGAACGGGTCTTCGGCGGTAGCCGAAGGCCCCACTATGAAGAGAGGGACGTATGAATTGGCTCAAGGGAACGGCCGCTGCGGTCGGACTGATGGTCTCGTGTGTTGCGGTGGCTGACTCGGCCGCCCAGGTCGAACTGATGGACAACCTGCACCAGAGGATGCTGGACGCGTTGCAGGCCTCGAGTGTTGACCAGGTGACTGAGGTTTTTGGCGATCTGGACCGGTACCGCCCTGGTATCCGCAGTAGCGCCAGCGAAACCTGCTTTAAGGCCTATGAGGCATTGGGATGGGTGTTGTCCGATCTGGTGGTACAGGCTGATATGGAAGATCCATTGCCTGAGCTAAAGGGGCACCAGAAGGACTACGAGCAGAAGCGTCTAGCCTGCAAGGCTGGCGCTTGATCTAGCCGAAGATACGTCAGTCGGTGGGCCGAGCGTAGCGATTTTCAGCCGGAAAAGTTCCCACAGGCCGGGATGCATGCGCCGGTCGCCGGCCTCCCATTGCTGCCATGTGCGCAGCTTGCTGTGCACCAGGTCCGCGGCGGCCGTCTGAGATAGTTCTGCCGCTTCGCGGGCAGCGCGGATTTCTGCGGGACTGGGAGTCATTTGACGCGCACCAGCTCGGCATCATGTCCCAGCATGTCGATCATGTAGCAAGTGCCCTGCTCATCCTGCATCGAAACACCACGGAATCCTAGAGTCTTCGCGGCCTTGGCGGTGATGGCCTGGATTTCCCACGACAACTCGGCAGCATCCGAGGCGTCGATGTCATCAAGGTTGAAAACGTCGATGCGCTGGGAAATGAGCTCTTCAGCGGTATCTTCGTCACAGCCAGTTAACTGCATCACCCGCTCGACCAGGCCGGACAGGTCAGCAGCCCTCTCATGGTAGAAAATCGAGCCCGCCATGATGATGTCGCTCTCGTCTACCTTGATTCTATAAGTGACGTGATCACCAGCAGTCATGACGTACTCGTCGGCGGCGAAGCAAAGGAACTCACCGAAGCGGCCTTGAGTGTTGATGGTGGTGATCTCAACGGGGCTGGTGTGGAAGATTTCCATGTCTATCCTCAGCGGTGCTAACAGAGCAGGGTAGGTCTGTGGCTTTTATGCTTAAGATACGCTCAATGAGCGTATCGCGCAAACGCCATTTCCACACGCTTTCCCGACTCCCCGTTTTTAGGCGTTGCTCTCCTGCAACCGCTTCCACTCCCGATCAACGGCCCGCTTCGCGCTGGCCTTGGTGCTGTACAGGTAGCGCAGTCGGCGTGGCTTGCTCTGGTCTCCTGCGGTGATGGTCTTCTCCGTCCCACTCTTCTCGTCGCGGTAGTAGGCGATGATGCCGGTGTAGTCGCCGCCGGTGTCGTCGGCCAGATCGCTGACCAGATCCTCGGGCAACTTGCTTTCCAGCTCCAGGCTGGTGATGTAGCCGCCGTCGGCGCTGAGGCTGTGCTGCACATTGCCGCCGTACCAGATGATCGCGTCTATTTCCGTCTTCACGCCCTGCAGGGTGTAGGTCAGTTCCGGGATCAGGTCCGGCCGGCCCCTGGCGAGCACGTAGCTGAGCGTGGCGCTGCCACGCTGCAGGCGGTTCCACTCGGCGCGGGCGGCGCGCAGGGCGCTCTGGCGGTCGCTGTAGGTGTGGCGTAGGTCCTTGAGGTTGTCGCCCTTGGCACCGGCGATGGCCTCTTGCTTCTTCGCGCTGTTCACGTCGTAGAAGTACGCGCGCACGCCGTCGTAGCTGTCGCGGTCGGCCTGCAGGTAGCGGTGCTGGTCGCCATCCTGGCGGGTGAGGGTGATGTGCGGCAGCGCCAGGCCGCTGGCAGTCTTGCCGCCGCCGGCCGGCAGGCAGAGCAGGCAGCCGGCTTTCACGGTGGCCACCGCATCGAAGTCCTCGCCCAAGCGTGTCAGCAGGTTGGCGTCGGACTCGTTGGCCTGGTCCAGCTGCAGGATCGGCAGGCCCGCCAGCGCCGGCGCGAGCACCGGCTTCAGGTTGTTGCCGAGGGCGATGTCGGTGAGCACGTCGCCCAGTGTCTTCGGGCTGCTCCAACTGCGCTCGCGCTTGACCTTCAGACCCTTGCGCAGGTCCGCCGAGCGGGCACGGATGCTGAGCACGTCCGGCGCGCCGCTGTGCTCGGTTTCGTCGACGGTGTAGGTGCCCTTGTCGACCAGTCCGCTGTCACTCCAGCCCAGCCAGAGGTGCAGCACGGCGCCGCGCGGGGGGATCGCGAGCAGCCCGTCATGATCGCTGAGTGTCACGCTCAACTGATCGGCCTCGAGGCCGCGATTGTCGGTCAGGTCCAGGGCGATCAGTCGTGGGCTGATGAGCTGGGCGATGTCGTTGCCGTCGACCGTGAGCCGGAACACCGGCACCGGGTAGCCGGCGTCGCGCTGCAGCTGCTCGACGGCGCTGGTCAGATAGCCCGTCACGCGGGCGAGGGCGGCATCGATCACAGGATGCGTCTCAGCAGGTTGCCAGCGGTACCGAGGACCGAGCCGAGCAGATCGGTGCGGCCGTCGTCGATACGCTTGAGCTCGAGGGAGAATTCGATCCGCCGCGGGGTGCCGTCGGCGAAGAAGAGGGTTCGCGTCTCGGTGACGCGCTCGATCACCCACAGGCCGTAGATGCGTCCGGTGCCCTCGACCATGGGCCAGGCCGACCCGGTGTCAGCCATCTGCCGCAGCACGTCCAGGCTCAACGCGCTGCCGGCCAGCTCCGGCAGCAGCACGCCGGGCAGCGTGATGGCGTCGTCGCCGCGGCCGACGAACTGGCGCGCCGGCTGTGCACCGATGCGGCTGCTGCTGGCGTGCCGCCACTCGGTCTGCCGCTGGAACTCTTGGTAGGCCAGCGTGTGCAGGCTGAAGACGAACATCCCGAGGGACAGCATCATGGTGGTTACTCCCGGTCCTGCAGGCGGGCGCGCAGGCGCGCCGCCTTGTTGCGTTCGCGCTCGTCCAGCAGTTGGCTGAGCGTGCGTTTCAGGTCTGCGGTGTCGCTGCCCGCGCCGGCCTGGATGGTGATGTAGTAGGTGTCGCCGCCGACGCTGATCGCCGCTGGCGCCGAGCTGACCGGGGGACGGTTGTCGATGGTGATGGCCTGCGCTGGGGCGCTGGCGCCGAGCACCAGGGCGCCGATGGCGCCGGCGCTCTTGCCCAGGGCGCCCAGCATGGCCAGCAGCGGCTGGTCGAACGTCGGCGGCGTGATCGCAGGGCGGGGGCCTCGGGCAAACTCCCCGTCGAGGCCGGCGACAGCCTGACGGCCCGCGCTGACCAGGCCTTGGCCGAGACGCGCAATTACGCCCAGCGGGCCGGTCTGACCGGCGCCGAGGCCCTGGGCCAGGCCGGCCATGGTGAACCCGCCCAGGTCGGCGAACACCCGCGACGGCGAATGGATGCCGAGCTTGTCCTTGAACCAGTCGATCGCGGCGCCGCCGACGCGCTGGACCGCGCGCTTGATCTGCCCGATGCCGGCGAGCAGGCCGTTAACCAGGCCCTGGACGATCATGTTGCCGAAATCGGTGAAGCGTGCCGGCAGGTCGATGCCCAGGTAGCCCAGGATGCCTGCGAAGGCGCGGTACATCAGGCCGAGTGGGTTGAAGTCGAGGAGGATGCGGATGATCCCGCCGATCCCGCCGTTCAGGCCCGCCTGGATCTCTTCCCACATCCCGAGCAGGTACGCCTTGACGGCGTCCCAGTTGCGATAGATCAGGTACGCGGCGCCGGCCAGCACCGCCACGACGGCGGCAATTGCCAGGACCACCGGGTTGGCGGCCAAGCCCCACAGCGCGATGCTCACGACGCGCAGGGCGGTCACCAGCGGGCCGATCAACAGGCCGGCCAGCATGCGGATCGGTGCGAACAGCAATTTCAGCAGGCCGATCAGACCGGGCAGGCGAATGCCGATGGTGCTGAGCATGAAGCGGACCGCGATCATCGGGCCGAGGATGCCGGCGAGGGTGATGGCCAGGCTGCCGACGGTGGCCATCAGCGCCGAGAACGCGGCGACGGTGATGACGATGCCCTTGCTGACCTGCGGGTTGGCCTTCAGGAACTCGCCGACGTTGTGCAGCAAGTGACTGATGTCCTTGGCGAGTTCGCGCAGCCAGGGGCTGTTCTTGTCGAACAGCTCGACCGAAATGTTTTCCAGGGCGGCATGCAGCATGGTCATGTCGCCCTTGAGGTTATCCAACTGGGTGGACGCGACCCGGGCAGCCTCGCCCTCGGAGTTATCCAGGCTGCCACGCATCGATTGGAACTGGCCGCTTTCCACCGCTCGCATCAGTGTGCCGAAGGCGGTAACGGCATACTGCCCGGCGATGTCCTTGTAGATGGCGCCACGCTGGATGTTTCCCATCTTCTTCGTTTTGTCGTTGATATCCTTGAGGATGTCCAGCATGTCGCGCATGTTGCCGTTGGCGTCCTGGGTCTTCACGCCCAGTTGGGCCACGGCCTTGGAAAGACCGAGACGAGTGAGCACCGAGCGCATTGAGGTGCCGGCCTGGCTTCCTTGTACGCCTGCGTTGCCGAGCAGAGCCGTCGCGGCAGTCACGGTTTCCAAACTCTGGCCATACTCACGACCGACGCCGGCGGAATACTTCAGCGAGTCGCCGAGCATGCGGATGTCGACGTTGTTCCGGGTGAATGCCGCAGTCAGCACGTCGGCGACCTGGTCCATCTTCTCGGCTGGAATGCCCATGGCCGTCTGAATGTTCGAGGCGATGTCGGCGCTGGCGCCAAGGTCCATGTCGCCCGCGGCGGCTAGGTTGAGCATGCCGGGCATGGCGCCGAGGATCTGCTTCGCGTTGTAGCCGGTGCGGCCCAGGAAGTACTGACCTTCGGCGACTTCCTTGTCTGTGAACTTGCTGGACAGCGGCAGGGTTCGGGCCTGTTGCCGCAGCGCTTGCATCTGCGGATCGTCCTTGCGCTCGATGCGGGTCACCGCCTGGGTGGCCGACATCGTTGCGTCGAACTCGTAGCCCACGCCGAGCATCTGCCGCAGCTTGTCGCCGGTGTACATGCCCGTCGCGCGCGCCGCCATGCCGGTGCCGGCCAGCGCGGCGGCGCTCTGGATGCCGCGGCTGTAGGTGTTGCGGGCGTGGGTCAGGCGTTCCTGCTGCTGGCTGAGGTTGCGCAAGCGCTGCGCCTGGCTGTTGATAGCGCCGTTGGCCGCCTGGATCTGCGCGCGCAGGTCGCGCTCATGCTGGCCGAGGTTGCGGGTGCTGATGCCGGCGTTGCTGAGGCGCGTGCGCAGTTGCTGCAAGGCTTGGCTCTGCTGCAGGTGTTGCTGCTTGAGGAAGCCGGCTTCACGGATGGCCCGGTTGTAGTCGCGGGTGAGCGCGCGGGTGGGGTTGCCGGCGGCGGCCATCTGCTGGGCCAGCGCTTTCACCCGTGCCTGTTGCGTGGCCAGCGCGGTGCTGACCTGCTCCAGGGCGCCGCGCTGGGTGCGGAAGGCGCGCACGTCGCTCTGCTGAGCGTTGAGCTGCTTCAGACGCTCGCGAGTTGCCTTGAGCGCCCGGGCCGTCGCGTCGCTGCCTTGCATGATGCGACGCAGGGGCGCGGTGGCTCTGTCGATCGCGCTGAGCAGCACGCGTAGCTGCAGGTCATTCGCCATCGGCGGAACTCCGTACCCGGGCGCGTTCGCGCCATTCCATTAGTTCGGTGAGCGAGAGCCGGTCCATATGGTCCGGCGCCCAGTGAAACGTCACGGCCAGGTCGGCCATGGCGTTTTCTACGCGATCAGGGAGGCTGCCGCCTTCGCCCGCTTCTGCAGCAAAAAACCGGCGATCACCTGGCCGCAGGCGAGCAGGTCGGCCGGGTCCATGCCGGCGGCCTCGGGCTCGGTGATGGTCGGCTGGCTGATGCGTGGCAGGATTTTCATGGTCGCAGCCACATCGAATTGCAGCAGGTCGAGCAGGTGCAGGCCGCGCAGTTCGCCAGAGGAGGGCTTGCGCAGGGTGAGCGATTCGATGGACTGGGCGCCGCGCTTGATCGGCTGGTCGAGGGTGACGACGTTGTCGGGAGCGCTCTGCAGGTCAGCGGGAGTCTGTTCGGTTTTCATGGGCGTCGGTATCCAAGGGGGAGAGAAACCGCCGGCCGGGCCGGCGGGAAGGGATTACAGGCCGATGGCCTTGCGCTGTGCCTCGAGCAGGTCCTTGCCGTTGACCTTCTCGACGAAGTTCAGCAGGTCGATCTCGATGACTTCCTCGCCGTTGACGACGAGCTTGTAGTAGCTGCAGGTGGTGGTGATCTTGTGCTCGGTGTCTTCGCCGGGCTGGGCGTCACCCATTTCGATGGTCTCGTGTCGGCCGCGAACGACGATTTCGACGGGCGTGACTTCGCCGGTATCGTCTTGCTGGAATGAGCCGGCGAAGCGCAGCATGACGCTGCTGGCACTGACTGCGCCGTACTGCTTGAGGGCTGTCAGATCCAGGCCGCCGAGGGTCCACTCGAACTGGATGCCGTCATCGTCGAAGCCTAGGTCGGCCTTGACCGGGCCGTTCATGCCGCCCCCGCGGAAGGCCTCCATCTTGCGGGCCAGCGGGGGCAGGGTGCAGGACTTCACGACGCCCTGGTAGCTACCGCCGTCGTTGAAGAGGTTCATGTTCTTGAGCTTGCGCGGCATGGCCATGGTAGGGCTCTCCCGGAATCAGGTGGGTCGGCTCCCCGTCCGGGGAGCGCTGGGCGTCAGGCGTTGACGCGGCTGGCGAAGTCGACGAGGTAGCTGTCGGTGATCTTCTGGAAGAAGGTCAGGTCCTCAAGCGGCGGCACCGGGGTGTAGTCGTAGGTGATGCGCAGCTTGCCGGCCTTGAGCGTGTCCTTGTCGTTCATGCTGGGGTCGTACCAGGCCTGGGCATCGATGATCAGGCCGAGCCCCTTGAGTTCGCGGAACTTGGCGTTCACGCCCTCGAGGATGTCGCGCACCAGTGACGGATGCATGGGCTTGTCGACCGCCCACATGTGCGCCTCGGCGATGGTGTCGGCCAGCACTTGGGCGGTGCGGGTGTAGTTCTCGAAGGCGAACAGCGGATCATCGCTGCAGGTGCGCGAACCCCAGAAACGGAATCCGCCTTCCTGCACCAGGGTGGTGACCTCGTTCTCGTTGAGGTAGTTGGCGTCGGTGCTGGGGCTCTGCAGGTCCCAGAACACGTCGGCGCTGATGCCGGTCACGCCGTTGACGGCGACGTTCGACAGGGTCTTGTGCCAACCGACCTCCTGATCGATCCGGGCGCGCAAGCCCAGGGCCTGGGCAACAGCTGGCGCAGGCACGGTCTGGTTGACCACGGTGCTCCAAGTCAGGAAGTCCGGCCAGATCACCATGGCTTCGCGCGCGGCGAAGTTCTCGCGGTAGGCGGTGGCCTCTTCCTTGGTCTTGCTGCCGTTTGCGGAGACGTAGGCGAAGCCGCGCAACTGCTGGGCGATGGCGATGAGTGCGGTAGCGACCGGCTGGGTATCCAGGCCCGGCGCGCCGAGGATGCGCGGTACCACGCCCAAGCGGGCCTTGGCGGCAAGCAAGGCCTTCATGCCGGTGTACTTGCCATCGGCGCTGACGCCGCCGATGACCGCGCTGTTGGTCGCGGCTTCATCCTCGCCCGGCTTCACTCGCACCACAACGGTCGCGGCGTTGGCCTGGTCGGCGATCGCCTGCAGGCTGGCGGCCAGCGTACCGCTAGTGCCAGCCTTACCGATGGCGGCCTGAACGTTGGTGATGAGTACCGGCGTATCGAGCGGGAAGGCGGTGGCGTCGGCGTCGTCGGCGGTGGCTACCAGGCCGATGATCGCGGTGGCGATGGTGCGAATGGGGCGGGTCCCGTCGTTGATCTCTTGGACCCGGACACCGTGATGATATTGGTCAGCGGCCATTGGGTGTGCCTGTGCAGTGGTTGGATGACACTGCACAGGCTGCCGCGCGCGCGGTGGAACAGCGAGCGAGGCGCCTTGTGGTCCGGCGCTTTACAAAATGTCAGAACGCCAGTTCGTCTGCCAGCCATTCCGGCGCTCTCGGCCGGTGTTCTGCGAGCGGAAACTCTCCAGCTTCCGGCCAGTCCCGGAGTGCGCGCCGGTAGGTCTGTAGTGCGCTGTATTTCTCGGCGTCGAGCGTGGGCACGTCCCCGGCCTCGATCTCGTCGCGGTGCCGGGTAACCAGTGGGTCTGTTTCGCGTAACCGTGCGTCGCGCCAGATGCGCTCGAAGCTCTCCAGTTCGTCCCGCGTGGGTGCAGGTGGGTCCAGCAGGATCGGCCGACCGTCTTTGCCGGCGGCGATGCGCTTGCCGCGCGCCTGGGCCGCGAGCAGAGCGGCGTGCTCGTCTGCGGTGATCTCTACGGCATCGTCGGGGATGTCGGTGTTGATCGCTGTGTCGTAGAAAGCGACGGGATCTGCGCCGAAGAAGTGCGCCATGTTCTGTCCTCAGTATCCGATTGCAACGTAGTTCACGGCGCCGGCCACCTCGCGCGGCGTCGAACCGCTGTTCAGTGAGCAGGCGATCGCCGTGGGCGTAATGCTTCCTGACCAGACGCTGAACCCGTACCAGCTCGAACTGGTCCCGCCGTATTGCAGCGACGGCACGACGGTCAATGGACCATTCGGGAACGCGATGGGTAGCGTGGCCCATCCGGTGCTTTCGCCGGTGCCGGGCGGAATGCTGACGCTGCCGAACTGCAGAATCAGGCCGCTCGGCAGCTTCTGATAGCCCGGCGACGAGCGCAGCGCGGGGAATGCCGGGGTGGCTTCGATAAGCCACATCGACGCCTGGTATTTCGTGAGGGAAATCGACGTGCCGTTGGGGATGATGTAGGTGGTAGCAGTCCCGGATGGGTCGGTTGCGCTGATGAAGCGGTCGGTTGTCGAGCGTTGCACCAGCGTTACGGTGAAGCCGCTCAGGTTGACCAAGCGCAGCGAGGCGCCTTGTGGGAGCGCCGAAAGCTGCGGCGTCGTCCACGTCGATTCTCGGTTATGTGCGCCGGCCACCACAGTCAGGCCGACGAGGGGGGCGTCGAGGATAGCATCGCCCGTCAGCACCGCTGCGCCGGCCATGCTACCGAGAGCGGCACGCACATATTCGGTCGTGGCGATCGACGAATCCCTATCGAACGCCGCCGGCGTCGGTGCGCTGGGGGAGCCCGTCAGGACGAGGTTATCGGCGAGCCGGACGTCGATCGTTACGTCGCTCGAGCCATCGAACTGAACACTGCCGCTGGCCTGGCCATTCAGCGTGAGCTTGCGAGAGTTCGCGAGTTGCACGGCTTTCCCTGCGGGCTTCGTTCCGTCGATCAGCCCATCCACGAGGCTCTTCAGCGCAGCGGTCGGGCGTGACACATGGCTGATTAGCCACAGGCCTGGCTGGTACTTCGAGATAGTTGCGGTGACGTTGTTCGGTATCGTGTACGAGATTGCGACGCCGGACGGGTCGTCCGCGCTGATGTAGTGATCTGCAGCGGTACGCTGGACCAGCGTCAGTGTCGAACCGCTGATGTTGACGATGTGGAACGACGCGCCAGTTGGAAGAACAGACAGGTTCGGCGTGGTCCATGTGAAATCGCGGTCATGCGAGCCCGCGACGAGGATCGAACCGATTACCGGTTCATCCAGCACCGTATTGCCGGTGTATGAGATTGCGCGCGCGGCGCTACCCAGGGCCATTCTGACGTACTCGGTCGTCGCAAGCTTCTGGTCGTGTGCGAACAGTGGTGGGGTGGGGGCTGTTGGTGCTCCGCTGAATGCCGGTGAGAAGAGCGGGGCGTAGCTCTTCAACTGGTCGAGTACATAGGCGCGCGTGGCAAGCACCACTGCAGGATCGATCTTCAAATCGACGTTGGCGGAGTTGCTGACGATCAGGTTCATGCGCACAACCTGTGTGCGTCCCGACCCCTGATTCAGCAATGGTTTGAAGCTGGGCGCGCAGTTTGCGACCGCGACAAGGTCGTTGTCGGCATCGTAGAGCCCGATTTCACGGATCCACCATCCGCCTACGTTCTCCGGGATGATCTGTTCGGCGATGATCACCGCCGCATTCTGCGGATCCACCTTTAACTGGTTGAGCGGCGCCCGGCGTCGCTCGTTGACCAGCGCGGTCTGGGTGGGGGAGGGAATCGGGTCGGTGCCGCCCGCGTCACCCACGCCCATCTGGGTAATCTTCCATGGGATGCCCAGCGCATCGGCGTTGGCCTGCTTGGCCGCGCCGATGTTGGTCAGGATGGCGAAGAACTGTGAATTCTGATCGATCATGGGTACACATCCAGGGTATCGATGGTGTGATCGCGACCGCCCCGGCCGATGGTGCCGGTGACTTCGATGTCGCGGGGGCTCGGGGGATAAACGTCGATTTCGTCGCCGTCGTAGACGGCGGCGCCCAGGCGCACGCTGCCGGTGCTCTCAAGGCTGATGGCGAGGCCGACGAGGTGTCGGGTCAACGGCTTGGCATCGTCGATCAGCCAGGTCAGTTCCTCGTACATCTCTTCGGTGATACCGGTTTCGAGTACGCCGACCAGCAGTTCGAAGGTTCCGGGAGTGCCGGCCGGCGCCTGCTGCCACCACTCACGGACCTCGATCAGATACCCCAGTGGTTCAACTACGCGGCGCAAGGCGCCGATCGTGCCCTTGCGCGAATGGATGAAGAATGCCGAGCGGATGGCGCCGCGGCGTGCCGATTCAGGCCACGCGCTGCTCCAGCGGTCAACGGAAAACGCCCACGCGAGGTACGGCAGCAGATTCGCAGGGCAGGTATCAGGGTTGCAGAGCGTGCGCAGCGGGATCGGTACCCGCTGTATCTCCGCCAGCGCCTGGGCTGCCAGGCGTTCGAGCTCGGAGGCGTTGCGAGGCAGCAGTGGAAGCGCGGTCATGGCTCGGTACCGATAGTGAGCGTGATGTTCGTGCAGTACGGCGCCTGGCTTGCAGTGGCGGCGATGTCTGCCCAGCCGGCGAGTTCGACTTTACGAACCCCTTCGACGTGCAGCGCGGCATGGATCGCCGACTCTGATACTTCCATCCCCAACCGCCGTCGTTGAAAGACATAGGCCTCGAGCTGCGCGCGGGCGGCGGCCTGGATCGGCTCGGCTTCGGGGCCGATGGTCGTAAGAAACAGCGATGCGCTGATGCTGTACTCGATGACTTCGGCGCTCTGGACGATCAGTCGGTCGGCGACTGGGCGGCGATCTTCGTCTGAGAGATAGCGCTCTACGACGGCCAGCAGCTCTGCTGGCGCGGTGCCGTTACCGATGGCCGACTGCACGGTGATCACTGCAACTGCGGGCGAGGGGCTGACGGCCGAGGCATCGCCGACGCGGCCGTCAGCGGCGCGGGCGTGGAAGATGTAGCTGTTACGCGGTCCCGCGGTGCTGAGGCCTTCCCAGGCCATCTGCGCCCGCTCGCGCAGGCTGTCGTCGGACTCCAGCAGTTCCGGCACGGGCGGCACCTTCGACGGATCTCCGGGCTGGATGACCAGGCGCTTGACGTTGTAGTTCGCGGCGAGCTGGTCGAGATCGGCGCCCTGGGCGCTGGCCAGCATGTTGGCGAGAGCCGCCTCGTTGACCCGCTGGCGCCAGAGCATTTCGCGGTACGCGTTTTCCTCGAGCAGCTTGGTCAGCGGTTCGGACTCCAGGGCGAGGCGGGCGGTGATTTCCGCCTGCTGATCCTCCGGCCAGAGGCTGATGGCGAAGGCCTTGCGCTCGGCGAGTATCTGCTCGTAGTCCAGTTGCTCCACCGCGTGTGGTGGTGGCAACTGGCTGAGGTCGATGGCGACGAAGTTCGTTGTCATGCGCTGGCGCCCATCTGCAGGGGGATGCTCAGGTTGTGCGGCTCGTTGCTGTCCACCAGGGTGGCGTCAATCTCCATGAGCACCTGGCCGGCCAGGTTCTGACCGGTGATCTGGACACGGCTCAGGCGGATGCGCGGTTCCCAGCGCATGAGGGCCATGGCGGTGGCGGCATAGACCTGCAGGCGGGTCGTGTCGTTGAACGGAGCATCGATCAGCTCCGGCAACTGGCTGCCGTATTCGCGTCGCATGACGCGGGTACCGATGCGAGTGGTGAGGATGTCGGCGATCGACTGGCGGATGTGTGCCAAGCGGTCGATGGCGCCGCCGGTATGGGCATTCATTGCGGTTTCCCCGTCGTAGCGCCGCCCGGCATGACGCCGCCGTGGGTATGACCGACCAGGCTGATGCCCTTGGCGATCACGTCGACGCTCACGGTGACCTTGCCGGTGACGGTCTGGTTGCCGATCTGGATGTAGTCGCCCTGGTGGGTGATGTCGCCGACGATGCGGATACCGCCGTCGCTGATGAGCTCGGTGGTACCGCCGGCGGGAAGAACTGCGCGCAGGTGGTGGGCGGCGCTGTCGTACTCGATCACCGCGCCGTCGCGGTAGGTGGTGCGATGCAGGGCGTCGCGGTCGCCGTTGGGCGGGATCAGGTCACTGAACAAGCCGGTCAGGACCACGCCATTGGCGGTCTGCCCGGATGGGCTGAAGAGCAGTACCTGCTCGTTCAGGGTGGGGGCGTTCCATTCCCGGTCGGCGCCGGCCCGCGGCGATGCCCAGGGCAGCCAGCCGGTCAGCAGGTCACCGGTCAACACACGGACGCGCTGCGCGGCATGGTCCACCGCGGCGATGGTGCCGAGGCGGATCAGGTTCTCGATCATGCGGGAGAGGGCGGCGAAGTCGTTCATGCCGCCGATAGTGGGCGACGCGCGCGCGGGAGGCAGCCAGCGGCGTTTGTAGCGGCCACGCGTACATGCTCAGGCTGGAATGTGAGCGAGCAGCCCCTCACGGATCATCTCAAGGTCGGCTTCGGTGAAACCAAGTAGACGCCGCTGTGCATAACGGACCTCTGGGGCGCCACGCTCGGCGCGATCCTTCAGCCCGTACTGGTGGACTCGCGCGATCCGCGTGACCCGGCCGGCGAAGGAAACCGTGATCGCCTGGGCGTCGCCCTTGGCGCGCAGATAGCGCACCGTGCGCAGCTTCTGGAACATCTTGATCTTGCGCCGAATACGGCCCTGCTTGCCGCGCAGTTCGCGTTTCTTGCGAGGCTCGTAGGCGCTGCCGTCGGGGTTGCGCTGTGCCATCACGCGCGTCTGTTGGCTGCGCCGTAGATCGCGGGCCAGCGAACGCGCGAGGGCAGCACGAGGGCCTGGCTCGAGGGCGCGGAGAATCGGCCCCGCCCAGTCTTCCAGAACCTGGAGGCTGTCAGCCATTGGCCGGTCGCCTGATCTGCGGTGTCTCGAGCATGACGGCCTCGGTGGGCTTCGGCGGTGTCCACTCGGCCAGCAGCTCGCCGTTGGCGAGCATCTGCATCGGCCCATCGACCTCGATGGCCTCGGTGAGCTGGGGCTCTTCCGGGTGACTCACGTCGTAGCGGCCATCCTCGCGGCGCTTGACGACGACACGCTCGGTCAGCGGCAGAACGATACCGAGGTCGACCTTGCTGCGGTCGAGCATGTCGGCCTCGAAGGTGATGCCGTCCTGCACCTTGGTGAGGTTGGCCAGCAGCTCCGACTGGTTCACCAGCAGCCAGCCGAGCAGCGGCAGAAACACGCTGTCGGGGTGCCCGGCGAAGTCGGTAAGGATCACCTGCAGGTCATACGCGTATTCGAAGGACAGGCTCTCGGCCGAGGTGCTGCGGACCCTGCCGTTGTCGATGAATATCACCAGGCGGTCGCCGTTGTTCCTGAGTTCCGGCACGGCGGCGAGCAGATGTGCCTTCAAGCTATCGGGCTTGTTCATGGGTAGCATCCCCTTGGGTGCGGATGATCATGTCGACCTTCGCGGCGCATTCGGCCCAGGCCAGGCCGATACGCTCGACTTCAGTCTGTAGGCCGCCGTTGTCCTTCGGTGCCGCTGACTCCAGGCTGCAGGGCGTCACGGCGGGAAAGCCACTGATGATAAGCGGCCGCTCCGGTGATAGCGGGGCGCTGTTGCAGCCGGCGAGCAGCATCAGGCAGAGGCTGGTCAGCCCACTGGCGATAGGGTTCATCGTCACGTTTCAGGTCCTCGATCAAGCGTTCGCGGATGGCCAGCGCCTGGCGCAGTTGCTGCCGCTGTTGGTCCAGGTCGGCCTGGGCCTGGCGCTCGCGGGAAAGGGCGGCCTCGAGGGCCGTGATGGTGCCGGCCTGGCGGGAAAGCTGGGCGTCGCTGGCTTTCCTCGCCAACTCGGCCTGGGCCAGGCGGGCCAGCGCCAGGTCGATGCGCTGCTGCTGTACCCACAGGAGCAAGCCGAGGGCACCGAGCAGGGCGGCGCTGTACAACACCTGGCGCAGAAGGCTCACGTGCTGGCCTCGGCGCAGTTGGCGTGTTGCTCGTAGGCTCGCGCGAGCTTGGTGTCGTAGAGGTTCCGCTTGTAGTCGGGACCGTTGTAGAGGCGGGCGAAGTCGGCCCATTTACGAGCCTTCAGCGCCTTGTGTAGCGCCGGGTCGGTGTCGATGAAGCGGACGAACGCTTCGAACTGGGCCGACTCGCTACGCCCCATGGACTCGGCGAAGGACTGCACGCTGACGTAGCCCAGGCGTTGCCAGTGGAAACCCATGATCTGGAAGGCGCCCCAACTGGCCGACTCCAGGGCGGCGGTATCGTCGATCTGGCGCGCGTTCGCCAGGCGCTGGTGCTCTGCGGTTCCACCGGCATAGCCGCCCGGGCGAGGGTTCACCAGCGCGGGGAACTGTGCGGCCAGTTGGTCGGCGGTGACCTGATCGTGGGCGGCGAGACGGCGGTACATGATGTGGCGTTCGAACAGGATTGCCGGCTTGCCGTTGCCCAGGAACCCCTGGCCGTTCGACTCGACCTGGTTGACTGCATAGATCGTCGCCAGCGGCAGGCCGAGGCGAGCTCCGGCGGCGACGAGGTCGGCGTTCTGCAGCAGGTGCGAGCAGTCAGCGCCGCCGAGGGCGGACAGTGTCTTCGGGCCAGCGATGCCATCGGCGACCAGTCCATGCGAACGCTGGAAGGCACGCACCGCGTCCTCGGTGGCGGCGCCGAAGTGGCCGTCCTCGTAGAGGTTGGCGCCGGCCCAGGTGTTCAGTCGACGCTGAAGCTGGAGGACCTCTTGAGAACGGTCACCATATCGAAGGGTCATGCGGATGGCCTCAGCAGGGCGGCGACGTTGCCGCGGGAACGGAAGATCAGCAGGCACAGCAGGGCGGCGACGATGGCGTGCCAGATGCTGACCGGTGGGCGGTAGAGCAGGATTTCCAGTCCGCAGATGGCCATGGATGCGCCGAGCAGGCTGGCGAGCAACGAGACGCTGCGGCGGAAGCGGGCGCCGCAGCGCTGGTAGCAGACCAGGCGCAGCGCGGCGGCGATGTAGGCCAGGGCGGCGATCAACGGAACGGTAGTCATGAGCATGTCAGCGACCTCCTCGAATGCGGCGCCAGAGGTCGTCGAAGTCGACCTTGTCGACCCAGGCGACCGCCTTGAGGCTGAGGGGAATGACCACCAGGGCGCAGACGAA